GAAAGTTCCTGCAACCTTACCAATTAGAATTTGAAAACGAATACCATAAAAGAATTACTTTCACTCCATAAGATAATCATTGTCGTAACATCATAGACATTTATTCATCATTCTTATTTAGAGTTGAACCAGTAAGACAACTTGCTTCTTTAGAAGATGATATGTCAGTAGAACAATTTAAAGATGATGCTGACTTAGAAGGTAGATCATTTGAAGCATTGATGAGAGAAGCACAAAGATTTGCTTCTATCTATGGTCATGTTTGGTTACTTATGGATAAGCCATCTACAAACGTAATGACTAGAGCAGAAGAACTAGATCAAGGTATTAGACCATACTTAAACATCTACACTCCTGAGAATGTACTTGATTGGCACTACACAAGAAATGATGCTGGTTATTATTACTTAGACTATTTAAAAATTAGAGAAGAACAAACAGCAGAAGGCGAATATTACAAGCTTTGGTATTTAGATAAAATTGATTGTGTATTTGTTTCTTCAACTAGCAGAGATGAACCTAAATTAATTAGTTCACTTCCAAATCCATTAATGAAAATACCAGCAGTTATTTTATACAATCAAAGAAGTCCAATGAGAGGATTAGGTGTATCTGATTTAACTGATGTAGCAGATTTACAAAAAGCAATTTACAATGAATTTTCGGAGATTGAACAAATCATTAGACTATCTAACCACCCATCATTAGTTAAAACAAAAGATACTGATGCAGGTGCTGGTGCAGGTTCTATTATTGAAATACCTGAGAACCTAGATGCAAATTTAAAACCATATATCTTACAACCAAACGGAAGTAATCTTGATGGTGTACTAAGATCAATCAATCATAAAGTAGAAGCAATCAATCGTTTAACTCATGTAGGAACTCTAAGAGCAACTGCTGAGAGAGTACAATCTGGTATAGCTTTAAGAACTGAATTTGAATTATTAAATGCAAGACTATCTGAGAAATCTAAACTAATGGAACTTGCTGAAGAACAAATTTGGAGACTATTTGCTGATTGGCAAGAGATTGTATTTGATGGAGAGATTGAATACCCTGAATCATTTGACATTAGAGATTGGGCAACAGATTTAGAATTATTACAACAAGCTAAAGCAAGTAATATTAAATCAGCTACATTTGCTAAAGAGATTGATAAACAAATAGCTAGAACTGTTATTGAAGATGATACTACATTAGAACAGATTGATTCTGAAATAGATGGTGGAACAGAAGTTGTAGGAGAGTTTGCTAGAGAACAAATAAACTTACCAACAATTTAATGTGGCAAAAGATTTATTACAGGAACTGCAAACCATCAGGGCTAACGCAGTAACTAATTTAGAAGCACAACAACAAAGACTCCTAGCAGATACCCTTAGAAACTTAGAACAAGAAGTTATAAACATAGTTTCACGTTTACCTATACAAGATGGTGCATTATTTAACACAAGACTTGCAATAGAAATAAGACCACAATTACAACAAGCAATAGAAGAACTTTACTTAAAGCCAGTTCAAACATTTATAAAAGATTACGATAAGATAGCTGGTACGATTGTAGCAACTTATGGAAAGCTTCCTATACCACCTGAGTTTAAACAAATAACAGAAGCTGATCTAACTACTATTCAACAATTAAAGAAGATTGCATTTAGTCAATTTCAAAATCTTGGAAATGAATTTACAAACACATTAGCACAAGAGATTTATCAAAGTACATTAGTAGGAAAACCATTTGGAGATGTAGTGCAAACTATTAGAGATAAGATTAATGGAATATACCAACAAGCAGATACAAAGAAACGTGAAGAACTTGTAACATTTATTCAATCACAAAAAGCTAAAGGTAAGATTAGTTCTCCTGACGTACAAACTGCTATTGATGAACTTAAACAAAATTATGGTTCAACAGTTACAGGTGCAAACCTTTATGTTTATTCATCTCAAATAGTAGGTGATGCTTTAATGGGATTTGATGGACAGTTTGCAAAGTTTAGAGCAGATGAATTAGGTTTAACTTCTTATGTTTATTATGGTTCAATCATTAGAGATAGTAGAGATTTCTGCGTTGAACACGCAAACAGAATCTTTACAGAAGAAGAAGCAAGAGCATTATGGCAGAATGATTGGCAAGGTAAATCAGGTAGCGACCCATTCTTAGACAGAGGTGGATATAATTGCAGACATCATTGGCAACCAGTTGATACAGATTGGGGAACAATAAAAGATGATGGCACATTTGAATACACAGTAGAATAGAACATCTTAGCAACAAATTTATTGCATTTTATCAATTCTCTTGATAATTGACTAATATAACAATATAGAAGGAGAACAAACAATGAACGACCAAGTAAAAAAAGAGTCGGTTGAGAATACAGCATCTCAAGACAATGCTGGAATCAATGAAGTTTCTAACAATCAAGATGTTGAGAATAAAGTTTTTTCAGCAGATCAACTTGAACAGATTGTTCAACGTAGATTAGAACGATACAAGAAAACAGTATCTAATAAACTTGATGGTATTGATATTGAAGAAGCTAAAAAACTACTTCAAGAAAAAAAAGACAAGGAACTAGAAATCGCTAAACAACGTGGCGAGTTTGATAAAGTTCTGAAGGAGACAGTATCAAAAAAGGATTCACAAATTCTATCGTTGGAGTCTGAATTAAAAAGGATTCGTATAGACGAAACATTAGTCAATGTAGCTAGTGGACTGAAAGCTGTTAAACCAGCAGAAGTTAAACAGTTACTTAGAAATAATGTTAAGCTTAACGAACAAGGTTCTGTTGAAGTTATCAACGAAGATGGAACTCCTAGATATTCAGATAAAGGTGAACCAATGTCTGTAAATGAATTGGTAAACGAATATTTAAAAAACAATCCTCATCATGTGATGGCTACTCAAAGTGGTAGTGGTTCACAAAGTAAGATTGGTGGAAATTCTCCCAAATCCGTTACAATGGGTGATCTTGATTTAAGTAATCCGAATGACAGAAAATTATATGCTGAAATGAGGAAACATAGAGATCAGGGTAATTTTAAAATGAAAATAACAACTAACAACAACTAACATAAAATAAAAACATGGCATCAGAAACAACAAGTTCAACTTTAAGTGAACTATTTACAAACATAACACAAGAAGCTATCTTTACATTCCAAGAAACGTCTGTAATGAGACCACTTGTAACTCTTTACCCAATCGTTGGGTCAGGAAAAACAGTAGAAGTACCTGTGTACCCTACTATTTCGGCATCAGCAGTAAACGAAGCTACTGATTTATCAAACACAGCAGTAAACCCTACTTCAGCTACTATTACAGCTTCTGAAGTTGGTGTTATGACAACTCTTACAGATTTAGGTGCTAATTCAGCTTCTAGAAATGTTGGTGCTGACATTGGTAAATTATTCGGCGAAGCGATTGCTAAAAAAGTAGATACTGATTTAGTAAATCTATTAGACGATTTCGCATCTGCTTCAGATCAAGGTGGTGCAGGAACAGAACTAACTGCTGACTTGCTTTTCAAAGCACAAGCAATTTTAAGATCTGCAAACGTACCAGCACCTTATTATGGTGTGTTTCACCCTAAAGCATTGTTCAACTTGAAAAAGACTTTAACTCAAGCTGGATATTCAGGAACTGCAACTGCAATCTCTGAAATCGGTAACGAAGCATTAAGAAACGGATATATCGGCAGAATCGCTGGTATTGATGTATTTGAAAATGCTAACATTACTATTGATGCTTACGATGATTCATACGGTGGAGTATTTCACCCTGCATCATTAGGACTTGCTATGAAAGAAGAATTTAAAGTTGAATCTCAAAGAGATGCTTCTTTAAGAGCAACTGAATTAGTAGCTTCTATCGTTTACGGAGTAGGTGTTATTAAAGACACTTATGGAGTAACTGTAAGAACTGATACAGCACTTTAATTAAACTTCGGTGGGGTGTAAAAGCCCCACCACTTAACAAGATTATACTATGGCAAATTTTTCTACCGATTCAGATTTAACAGTTTACCAACCAGACATTTTAGGATTTGGAATAGCTTCATTTACATCACCAACAGATTACCACGCATTTGCAAGAGCAGATATTGAAAGAGATTTAAGAATTAGATGGTG